GTCTGGTCGATGCACTTACAAAAAGGCATCCATAAATCAAGTTGGGAGGCGGTGCAAGCCTGAATCCCTCGGGGATGGGTAGACTAAATGTAAAACAACAAAGAAAATAAAACTTGCAAAATTAAATTTTCTATAAAAATATAAATCACAGCAAACACACACTAAAAAGTAAGTATAGCAATGAGAGGGGGGGGTTCAAACGGGAAACAAAATTGTGCATTTTGAAGGCTTGAGAGAACAGCGGTTTCAATATTGCGGTTGTTGATCTGAGCTGTTGTGTTAGGATTAACGTTAATAGCTTGGGTGATTTGCTTAGGCAAATATGAAAGATTGCATGTGTAAGGGAAAACGAAATCTGTGGAATTAGTGCCATAGGGCTGATAAAACTGCCCAGGTGATTTGGCTCTGACATAAGGATCACAGAGGGAGCCAATAAAAAGAGAGGAGATATAACAAGGCCAATTCATATCATTACCATTATGAGAAAAAGTTTCAGATGGAACAGCGGAATTATAGGCAAATCTATAGTTAGGACAATACAATTCGGAACTGGCAATATCGAAATCAGAAGTTACTATATCAAATCCAGAAACAGCGAAACCAGGTGAGCATGGAATAGCAGCAGCTTGAGAAATGGAAATATCAGAATCATTCAAAAACACTGGAAATTTTTCCTCCTTCGTATTGGAAAACGGCCCTTCGGATCGAGGGAGGCCGGGAGTGGAGACGCCGGCTTGATACTGATAGGTGACGACACCTCCATAAACAGAGTTAATAAATGGCAAGTAACGGGCAACTTGAAAATCAGAACCAGCAAAAATATAAGAAAGAATAGTTATGTCGGGATCAACATTGTCTGGAGCGGAAATATTGCCAATAGAACGGACGAGCAAAGTCCCAGAAACACCTTCACGATGAGCATAATATTCAGACAGACGATAAGGGCAGGAAAACTCAAAAACAGAAGAATCACGCAAATTCCAGACTTCAGAATGTATATTAGACCACAGATCTTCATCAGTAGCAAAATCAGCTGGAATAGCTTCAATATTTACATGAGGAACAAAGCCAAATTGCAATCTACCATTATGAAATTTAGTCTTAATAGCGTGAAAACGATAAGAAATAGAACCACGCCAAAACTTAAAAAGAGTAGGAGCTATGGAAAGCTTGGTGGGCATGTAGGTGGGACCACCCACAGACCCTCCAACCAATTGAGGTGCGAGAGGTGTTACAGGATACTTAAGCTCGTATGGAGAACCAGTTGAGACTGAAATATTAGCAAAAATTGTGGGTGTTCTAAACAAATCATAAAAAGAATCGGTGTGAGCAGAAAACAATTTATTGGTTACAGAGGTTACAGCCATCGGCTTAGCAATTCCAGGTGCGTGAGCGACATCATCAATTCTATCATTTTGAGCTACAACACGGGATTCGGAAATATGAGAATGATGTTCGGGGCCTTCAGACATAGGAAGGGGGAATGAGCGGGTAGGGGCACGAATCAAACGGGACTGATTAGAGGGATAAAACAATTGCAAATCTTCAAGCCACACATAATAAGCACACACAGGATTTGAAGCACTAGAGGAAAATTGGAAATCACCAAGATAGTACTGTTCTTCGAATGGAGCAGTGGTCAAACGAGTGGTATCAAGGAAACGGTAAGGGAAAGCATAAGGGAGTTTAAGTTCTGAGGAATCTTGTTCATTGAAATTATGCAGTTGATGGGGGGCATTTGAAATCCAAGAATTCAACACATCTTCTCGGGTTCCAGCCGCCTGTTGGGTCCAAGATTGATTATGGGTAACAGGTCTTATAGTATACAAAAGATATCCTGATTCCATAGGGCTAAAATTAGAAATAACACGAACACACAGAGTAAATCTAACACCAGCAAATTGTGACAACTTTTCTCTAATAGGTTCAGCGGAGAAATAATTCGAAAAGGAAGTGGAAATATTAGCACTAATTGAATTAACTTTACGTGGGCGCAAAAAAAACTTCTTGAGGGATTCAATATCTTCAGAAGAAACTTGGACATGGTCAACGGCTGCTTGGGCGACGGCTTCAACAGATTCGCCTCCAAAGTTTGTGATACCGCGTTGTTGATCGGTACCACCTCCAGACCCGGCGAAAGTTGTAGGGCCGGTCATATCTTGAGACATTTGAGCTGTAGCCGAAGAAGATGACGTTTGAAGGTCAGCTCCAACGCCACCACTACCACCAGTAACCGCATCGTGGGTTCCGTTAATCAAAGGCTTGACAACATCATCACCCAAAGATGAAATACCGATGGTAGATCCGACGTCATTAAGAACAGTAGTAATAGGTTTCTCGACAATATTAGCGGCCGTGTCGAGGAGGCCGTGCATAAAGTTACCAAAAGAAGGAGCAATGTAATTAAATTAATTTTCAAAGTCACATCAAACCAAAGAAAATATACACAGGATAGATAGCCTTTAAAATAAAACACACAGCAAGCACACATCTATCAATAGAACTAAAAAATTCTCTCGCTTAAATTCGATTCAGGATTTGCTGCTCAAGGCGACTGTGATTACCTTTGAGCCCCATTCGAAGTGTGAGTTAAAGGTCATAGGGCCACTTTTCGCCAGAAATCACTTCCTGACGCAGGGTGGCAAAAGGAGGAACAAAATCTGGGACAACGCCTTTCTTCCGAAACGCGATATCCATCTTTCTCTTGCACTCAGAAAACTTCTCTTCATTATACATACACAATTCACGCAAAACACACTGATAATTCAATTTCAAAGCAACAGGCAAAGGAATTTTCGTTCGAACCCAATTCATCATTTCGGCAATCGAGTCAAAGGAAAGGGGAGCCATCCAACGATTCAAATCAACATCAAAAACAAACTTTCTTTTCAAAAATTCAACCTCAGTCAAGGGACGAAACACATGCTCGGTATCCGACTTGCTCTCATCTGTATACACCATTCCGTGTTGTTGGACAAACTCTTTGAAGACAGTTTGGTTCAAATAGGAATACTTCGGAGAAACAGAATAGACGTGATCATCACCAAGCACAATTCC